CTGGTACTGTTACTTACGTTGCTGGAATTAACATCAATCCATTTACTGGAGGAGCACAACAGATTACTACTCTCCCTGCCGCGACGGTAGGAGTGGTTGTTGTACATGCTCAGTCCGTGGACACCACTGGTGGAACAGCATTTTTAAGCTTTGATTGTGCAGGTAGTGATGCCTATGAAACAGGTAGCATTATAGAGAGCCGCACTAGCTCTGCGGTCACGTTTGATGCGTCTACTTCTGGAGAAACTCTATTAAAGTATACTCCTGCTAACGCAACAACAAACTTGTTCAGCATTGGGTCTTACATCTACTTTACTTGTACAACAGTAGGTCTTTGGAACGTTTCGTATAACTTTCAAGGTCTTGGAGCAGGTACTACTGGTGCGTTTGCTTTCGCAGCCTAATGTTTAATTTGGCGGGGTTAACGCCTCGCCCTCATTTATAGGAGGCCGAAATGGCAGGATCAGACGTACGAGTTGCATTTATAACAGACGAAAACGCTGCCGATCCCGATAGGTTGGTTACCGCGGCTAGACCAAACACGGGTGCAACAATGGCCGCGACTACTTTTTTAGGTGGTGGTGCTCGAAATGTAACTGTCACTACGGCAGGGACTGGAGATAACGCAAAAACAAATACAATCGTAGGCACAGATGTTTTTGGTAATGCTCTGTCGGAGGTTATTACTTCAACAGGCTCTGCCGAAGCTGTGGCAGGAGCAAAGTTGTTTTTAACGGTTACCTCCGTAACAAGTTCAGCACAATTTGCAGCTAACATTACTGTGGGTTCGGGTAGTTTGTGTGCGAGTGCAGTTGGTGGCGGTGGTAGAACTAGATTAAAAGGGTATTCAATTGTCTCTGCTGGAACAGCAGGTCTAGTTGACTTCTACAACGGCACTCCAGAGTCGGATACGGTTTTATTCAAAGCTCAGACAATCGGGACAGACAACTCGACTGTAGATAATACTATCCCAGACGAAGGTATGTTGTTTAAGAGTGGATTGGCTGTTGGGTATACAGTTGCCACAGTTGTATTAGCGAACGTCTTTTTTGCATAAGGTAAATTAATGGCACTTTCAGGAACAGTAGCATTTAGACCAGACGTTGAAGAAGTAGTAACTGAAGCCTATGAGCGTTGCGGAATAGATCCGCAAACTCGTACTGGTGATCAGGCTATTTCTGCACGAAGAAGTTTAAATCTATTGTTTTCAGAATTTGCGAATAGGGGAATTAATTATTGGGCTGTTAGCCAAAAAACTCTTACCCTTGTAAATGGCACGACAGCTTATGAACTCCCAGCAGGAACAATAGACATTATTGATGCTGTCATAAGGGAAGGCACAAACGATCAGACAATAAACAGGGTAACAATCGCTGACTACAACCAGATACCAAACAAGACAACAGCAGGGAAACCAAGCCAATTTATGCTTGATAAGCAATACACCCCAGTTGTTTATTTTTGGAATGTTCCCAACACAAGTACATACAGTATGGTTTACTGGGCAGTAAATCAACTTGATGATATAACTGCAGCTGACCAAGACACAGATGTTCCTTATCGGTGGAGTGACTGCATATCAGCAGGGCTCGCTGCAAAGTTATCTCTAAAATACGCACCCGATAGATTTCAGCTATTAAACGAACTTTATGAAAGAGCTTTTAGTTTCGCAGCATCTTCTGACAACGATGGTGTGAGTTTACGAATACAACCAACAGCATTGAATTTGGCATAGCATGGCAAAATACGCACGAGGCAAAAAATCATATGCGATAAGCGACAGAGGCGGTCAGAGAGTACGCTATACTCAATTGAAGACCACTTGGGATGGATTGCGTGTTGCTCCTGATGAGTGGGAGCCAAAACATCCACAGCTCACTCCTGCCAAAAACATCATTGATGCACAGCAACTATTCCAACCTAGATCCACTGGGCAAGATCGTGAAGATGTTGTAATTTACCTTGCCCATACATTTGATCCTTTTATTCCAGTACAGGAAAGACCTCCTATTGGATGTCCTGGTCATGGCTTCACAGGATCAATAGACAGAATAGACTTCGAGGCTTATCCAGAAGTATCAGGAGTTGCAGGTACAGGTGCTGTAGGAACTGAAACACCAGAAATGTCTATCAATGAGGCAGGTGTTGCAGGTACTGGTGGCGTTGGTGTCGAGGTTCCAGTTGTAGAAGTGACAGGAGTTTCTGGTGGTGGCGGTGCTGGTAATGTCGGTGTCGAGGCACTTAACCTTTCAATCCTAGAAAGCGGAGTTGCTGGTACAGGTGCTGTAGGAACTGAAGTGCCTGAAGTTAATATACTAGAAGCAGGTGTCGCTGGTACTGGTGGTGTTGGTAATGCCACTGGAGTAGTAGTCGATCAAGAGTGGGGCTCTGGAGCTTGGAATGCAGGGACTTGGGGTAATTAAATGAGCTATACAACCTTAGTTGCTAACATACAAAACTTTGTCGAAGATGATTCGACAGAGCTGACTGCGTCTATTGATACAATAATTGCTCAAGCTGAAGAGATGGTCTTTCAGAGATTGGCTAATCTGCCTTGCTTTAGAAAGATAACGACAGCCAACTTAGTTGTTGGAACTTTTGATTACACTGTCGCATCAGCCAGAATGATAAGACAAGTCTCTGTGACTGATTCAAACGGAAATATTATTTATTTAAACCACAGAGTGGATTCTTATTTAAGAGATTATTGGCCTAAGTCAGCAACCACTGGACAGCCGATAATGTATTCAACTAAAAATGCAGGAAACTCAGGGACAGTTATTACTCTGGCACCGACACCCAGTGCGACCCTAGCATATCAAGTTGATTTCATTGCTCCAGAGGCGGGGCTAAGTTCAACCAATGCAAATACTTGGATTGACACTCATGCTCCTGCTGTTTTGTTGGCAGCGGCACTTTACGAAACTTCCGCTTTCCTTAAGGCTGGAGAGACGTTAACACTATATAAAGCGCAATTTGATGAGGCTGCTTCGTTATTTGTACAAGAGATGCAACGCGACTATGCAGCTGAATATAACGGAGGTCTATAAATGGCTATTACACAAGCGATGTGTACACAATTTAAAAGAGATGTAATGCTTGGGCTGCATGATCTCGACAGCGACACACTTAAAATTGCCCTGTTTACAAGTTCAGCAACGCTCAGTGCAAGCACAACTGCTTACAACACAAATGGAGACTCAGGCTCCACCGCTGTAGAAGTTGCTAATGGCAACGGCTACACCACTGGTGGGATTCCGCTACCGGGAACTAAATCAGTTGTTGAAAACAGCACCAGTGGATGTTTTACTTCGGGAAATCCAGAGTTTACGTCAGCTACATTTACTGCTCGCGGTGCATTAATTTACAATAGCACTGAGAGCAACTTGGCAATTGCAGTCTTGGATTTTGGTGGTAATTTTACCGTCAGTGGTGGCACCTTTTCCATCGTATTTCCTGCCCAGACCAAAGACACCGCCATAGTGAGGATTGATTGATATGACTAGTACCTTTGATAATGAGTTACGGCTTAATGAACAGGCGACCGGAGATAACAGTGGCTCTTGGGGGACGGTTACGAACCTTAACTTAACATTAATTGGTGAGGCTCTGGGCTTTGGCGCTCAACAGGTGTTTCCCCAAGATCAAAATGCCACGACCACTGTCGCAGACGGTGCGGCTGACCCAGCACGGGCTATGTACTTTAAGGTTACGTCCGCTGGCAATTTAACAGCTACAAGAACAATGACCGTGGCCCCCAATACCGTCAGTCGTTTAATGTTTATTGAAAACGCCACCAGTGGCTCTCAATCAATTGCAGTAAGCCAAGGCTCTGGGGCAAATGTAACTATCCCCACTGGACACACCAAGGTTGTCTATCTTGATGGCGCTGGGAGTGGTGCGGCTGTTGTTGATGCTTTCGCCGCGTTATCTGTGGATGATCTTCTGGTTGATGACGATCTGACTGTTACGGATGATGCTGCGATTGGTGGATTATTAACAGTCACTGGTGGAGCTTTGTTAAATGGCACTACTCCCACGCTTACTATTGGCGATGCTGGGGCTGAAGATGCAAAGATTGTATTTGATGGCAATGCAGCAGACTACCATGTTGGTTTGGATGACAGCGAAGATGCTTTACAGATTGGTTTAGGGGCAGCACTTGGAACAACACCAAGAATTACTATCAGGGCTGCTGAAGTTGTTGTTAATGATCTTGGTATTGACTTAGACTTCCGTGTTGAGGGTAATGAGGCATATGCCTTTTTTGTTAATGGCGCTGATAGCAGTGTCCAAATGGGCGGTGCTTCACAACAAACCGTGGGTACAAACGCCCCTGGACGGTTACTTCTTGTAAATGACAATAATAGTAACCCAGAATTAAAACTTTTTAGAAAAGACACTAGCATTGGTAACGGGGCACAGCTTGGCGAGATTACAGCTTACAGCAATGACACCGCTGATAACGATATTATGCCTGTTGCATCCATAGGGTTTTTTGCGGATGGAACTTTTTCAGACACTAACAATCCTTCACAAATATTGTTTTCTAATACTCCAGCCAGTTCAGAGACTATTCGACAAGTCGCTAGGTTTGACGCTATTGGCAACTTTGAAATGGCAAACACAGGCGGCACGATAGTCACAGTCACAGCAGCGGGGACTGGCAGCAACCTACGCATTGGTGAAAACGCAGGTAATAGCATTGCAGCAGTCGGGGGAACCGCCGCTGGGTCTTTGAACGTACTTGTAGGCAACAACGCTGGAACAGCTCTTACAACGGGCTACAGAAACACTGTATTAGGGGCTTTCGCTGGAGATGCTCTTGATACTGGCCACAACAACGTAGCTATTGGACTTAACGCTTTAACCGCAGAAACGTCTGGCTTCCAAAATATCGCTATTGGCTCTGCCGCATTGAACGCGCAAAATGGAGGTCAGGATAACACAGCAATTGGATTTAACGCAGGAGCCTTAATTGAAGAGGGGAATAAAAACGTAGCTATCGGCGGTCTTGCTTTAGATGCAGAAGTTGATGGCAATCGTACAGTTGCTATAGGGTATCAAGCCTTTTCAGGACTAACCTCCGCATCTTCTGTAAATGTTTATAACGTAGGAGTGGGTTTTGATGCGGGTAAAAACGCTACTTCGTCAATACAAAGTACCTATGTTGGGGGACTTTCAGGTGGCCTTGGTGTAATTACTGGT